CACTAGCTAGAACAGCTTGGGCAGACTCCGCTGTGTTTGGTAAACCACACGCTATGGAGTATGATGCGGACGGTGTTGAACCAGCTACTTCATCTACATATGTGCAAGGTAATACGGATGGTATTACAACATACTATCAACACGAAACAGGAACAGATCAAGTCAAAGGCGGAACAGTAACAGCAGTTACCGCTAATATATTGTCAGGAGATTTTGATATTACACAAAGAGTGCAAAGAGGTGCAACTACAGGATCAGCTGATCTTAGAGGTGATGGCGAGTTTTTAATGAAGATAAGAAGATTTGTACCTGACTTTATATCGCAAACAGGGAACACACAGGTCACATTAAATTTAAGAAATTTTTCTAATGATGCTGCAGCAAGCTCATCATTAGGTCCCTTTACAGTTTCATCATCAACTAGTAAGGTAGATACTAGAGCGAGAGCAAGAGCTATAGCTTTAAAAATAGAAAACACAGGAACAAGTCAAGATTGGAAACTTGGCACGTTTAAACTAGATATACAACCAGACGGTAGAAGATAATGATTGAACAATTAGCTAAAGGTTTATTACAAAACTATCTTACAAATAAAGCTATATCTAGAGGAACTAGTCTTATTGAAAAATATACAGGCACATCTAGTGACGATGATAAGGATACAAGTGGTTTTGTATCTCAACAAAAACCTGGTGGAATAGGTTCTATAATTGGTAGAGCTTTAGCTTTTAGTTTATTTGGTCCTCTACTAGGTCCTTTAGCTTTTGCTGGAGGTAAAGGTCTTTTAAATTTAGGTCAACGAAGAGGACTCTTACCAGATAGTGGAGACCCAAATCAAATAGGTCCTCAACGTGGTGGTGTAACTGCAACAGGTATGCAGTTTGAAAATATTCAAGACACTTTAGGAAGCACAGATTCTGGAACTGATATTGATTACAACACTGGAGATATCACCGATGCAGCAACTGGAATTAATATAGGTAACGTTTACGATGAGGTTGCTTTAACAGGTGGTGATGGTGATGATTCTGGTTCAAACGGCGGAGGTGGGGGCGGTTCCCCTGGATCGGCAGGACCGGGAGGATCGGATGAAATGGGATCTTTTAGATATGGAGGACTAGCAAGTTTATATAGATAATGGCAAAGATAGTACAAGTATTAACAAGACCAAGTGAGACCTACAAACAATCTGTAGCCGATGCACAGGTTAGGGATCTCGATGGTGTTATACAAAAATTAAATACAACGTATCAACAAGAACTGTGACTTTAGTGGACGCATCATCCAATATATTTAGCTTATTTAAGAGCAAAGCTATATCTTCAAATGCTACAACAGAGCTACTTACTCAACCTCTTGTTATGGAGGCCAGTGAGGCTTTGAAAGTCCAAGCCAGCGATGCAAACGAACTGCATGTAGTGGCTTCAATTTTAGAAATAGAACCAAGAGAGGTAACAACATAATGGAGACAATAAAGCCAGAGAAGATAATAACGACGATATCTAACTTGAAAACAGGTGAAAAATACAATACAGATGAGGAGTGGAAAGCAAAAGGCGTGCCAGAAGCTGACATCAGAAGAGATGTCAAGGTAATCATGCCTTCGCTTGATTTGTTCCCTAAAACCAAGTAATGTGATAAACTATGGCAATATCTAGATTTCAAATGAACAGACAGTTAAGAGCATACGGCGGAATAATGGGCCAAGATGGTAGACGAAACTATGGTATAGGTTCGTTCTTTCAAAAGTATATTAAAGATCCCATTGAAAGAGGGCTTACTGGTAAAACTGCTGAAGATCAAGAAAGAGAGTCACAGGCTAGAGTTGATAGATTAGAGGCAGCTTTTGGTAAAGGCAATACACAACCTGTAAGTAATTATTTTAAAGATTTATTTTTTGGTAAAGAAACACCTACTGATGAAAGCGGTAAACCTAAATCAGACACAACACAAAGAACAGGTGGTATACTAGGAACAATTTTACAACCAAAAGTTGCTCTACCACTAGCTTCAGGATTAATAGCTGGTTTGTTTACAAAAGATAAAAACGATCCAACGTTTACGGGTCAAGACGTAGGATTAAATTTAAGAGACATAAGAAAACTTGCAAACGTTACAGATCCAAAGGCAGGACAAGCGATAGGATTAAGTTTCTTACCTGATGTTGAAGCCAGAAAATTTACACCAACAGAAATGGCAGCATCGTTTGCAGCTGGTGAGCCTATGGATTTTACAGAACAAAGACAACAAGCTCAAGAAGGTGGTATCATGGGTGATCAAAAAGATTTTGAACAATTTTTACAAGATATGAAAGATAGAGACATGGGTATGATGCAAGATCAAATATTAAAAGATTTTGAAAAATACATGGAAAGAAAAAGAATGATGGAAAATTTACCAGAAGCTAAAGACGGTGGTATTATGAAAATGGCTGAAGGTGGCATGATGGACATGGGTGGTATGGAAATGGATTTAAGAGGTGGTGGTTTTGTACCAATGGGTGCAAAAGAAAAAGCTGACGATGTACCAGCAAGACTATCTAAAAACGAATTTGTATTCACTGCAGATGCAGTTAGAGCAGCGGGCGGCGGAGACGTTGATAAAGGTGCCGACAAAATGTACGCAACAATGAAAAAACTAGAGGATAGAGTAGCATAATGGCTGTAACAAGAACATTAACACAAGCACCAGAATTTTTACAAGATCTGTCAAAAGACTTTGCAACACAACTTGTAGGTCTTACATCTGTACCATTAGATACATCTAGATTTGCACCACAAGTTGCAGCACAAGATCCATTACAACAACAAGCAGCCACGCTAGCTGGTCAAGGTATTGGATCATATCAACCTTTTTTACAACAAGCACAAACTACATTAGCGGGTGCACAAGGCATGTTAGGATCAGGGGCAGGCACAGGTGCAGGCACAGTATCTGATTTTATGTCTCCGTTTCAATCACAAGTCATTGATACAACTCTTGCAGAGTTTGATAGAAACAGAGCAATACAAGAACAAACATTAAGAGACCAACAAGCAAAATTAGGTGTTCTTGGTGCAGGTAGAGCAGGTGTGCAACTTGCTGAATATGGTTCTGGAGCAGATAGAGAAAGAGCTTTGTTACAAGCAGGACTATTACAACAAGGTTTCGCTGATGCTGCAGCAAGAAGACAACAAGACTTCAGTAACAGATTTGGTATTTTTGAAGCACAAACAGGATTAGCTGGTGCATTACCTTCATTACAAAGAGCAGATATTGCATCATTGGGTCAGGTGGGCGCCGCTCAACAGTTGCAACAACAAAGAATTTTAGATGCTCAACAAGAAGCAAACAGATTACAAGCGTTTGAACCACAAACTAGATTAGATACTCTTGGCAGAGGTATCACACAATTAATCTCTGGATATCCTGGTTCAAGCACACAAACACAAACACCGGGTCTATCAAGACTAGAAACAGCTCTTGGAGTTGCTTCTACGATAGGAAGTTTATTTAGAAAATGAGTAGAGTATTAAAAAGACCAATGTTTAGAATGGGTGGTAGCACAGAAAATGTGGGTATCATGGATGGTATGAGAAACCGTTATGATAACGGTGGTCCAGTAGATAAAATACTCTCTGACTTAGATAAAAGAGCACCAAGAGCTGATCCTGGTATATATGATTTTCTTCAAAACTTTGGTTTAAATATTTTATCAAACCCATCACAAGGTAATATATTTCAAACAGCTGCGGTAGCAGCTAGAGATCCAGCTATGATGCTTCAACAAAGTAGAGCTGCTAGAGCAGCAGAAAGAAGACAGATTGCTGCTAGCGTATTAGCTGGTGAAAGAGAATTTGAACAAAAGAAAGAATTATTAGGCATGGAATTAGAAGGTAGAAAAGCTGATCAAGAAACAGAACTTGCTATGAAAGAGTTTCCAAATGACCCTATGAGTGTTGCAGTGGCTAAATATGATATTATTAAAAACACACCAGGTATAAACACTCAAGCACAATTTTTACCTGCTGATGCAAAGTCTAGAGTTGCAACTTTAAAAACAGGAGCTTTTAATCCAGGCACAATATTTGCGATTGCAAACGATGCAGGACAATTAGTAAATAGTCCATCAGTAACAACTAGTGGTTATGTTCGATTTGATGGCTTTGATGGTAACACACCTTTGTTAACACCGGTTAAATTAGAAAATGGTCAGTTTGTTCCGATATCTAAAGCTATAGCGCCAGAAGAAGATATGCCGGACATGGAGCCAATGCCAAGTTTTGGGCTTGATATAGACGACCCACAAGCATAGGAGGATAAATGGTCAAGACATATGATCCTCTTGCCGGACCAGAGTTAAACAACGACGCAAACTTTTTTCTAGCAGGAGCTGCAGGTATAGCATCAGGACT